ATTTCAATATGTTCTCCGATATTTAATTTAACAAACCAATTCCACGCTCCGACTTGATAAACAGCATTTGCATTTACATTTAATCTTGTATTCGAAGAGGGAACATCCGCTCCGTTCTTGCGTAACCAAATGTCAATATGTTGACTTGTTCCTCCGGATGTTCTATATATTTGAGCCGAGAATTGAACATTATAAATTCCATTTTCGCTCACGGTGATTCGAGTGTTTCCAATTACATCAACTCCGAAATTCATATCCGTTGCCCTTAATAGTATAGCCGTCGGAGTGTTTGCCGTTGTCGTTTGTGTGTTATCGTCGTGAAATGCTCCGTGAACTACTGAATTAAATATAGATTCTCGCATTAATTTTCCATTAATACTCTTTGATTCGAACACACCAGGAGAGACACTTTCGGCAATCTCGAATAAATCTCGGAATTTAAAATTATCCGTCTTTATTGTTAACTCGCTTATTTTTTTATTCGCCATAATTTTTTTTATTTATTCAATGATTCGTAAATCAACGCCATTTTCATCCTCTCGAATCTCATCGGCCTCGGTGATTCTATAAAAAGTCTCAACGAATGGAGGAGGCGCCTCTCCCTCTCCCTCTATAATGCGAATCAGTTCGATGAGTGTCGAGTCTTCTTTCCCGGAATCGTAATCGTTTATCTTTTGCAAACGATATACAACGCCATCGATGTTGATTAAGTTTCTAAAATCAAGCGTATTGATTAATTGAGAGTCAATCATTGCGTATAATGAAACCATTTTCCCATATCGAGAGACAAGTTCTTGAATGAATCGATTATGATATCTAAGTAAATTGTTATTCGTGTAAATTGATGCAGGATAATAAACAACTTTAGGAACTCCGAAATTAAGGTCAAACTTTGGAGAATCGATATCGTCTAAATGTCCGACATAAGGATAAGCTCCATAACCAATAAGTCCTCCTCCCTCATCAACAAGATTCCATCTCCCTTCTCTCATTCGTCCCTTTTGAACGATAAAAGATTTTCCTTTTTTCAATACGATTTGACCATTTCCAAACTCATCAAAATTAACCTGGTAAGCTCTCGGAACAATTAAGTTCGTTGTCTCAATTAAGGCCAATGGATGTTGACCAAAAGGCAATTTAAATAACGTGTCTTCCGTTGCGTATTGAGATTGCGACTGAATTATAAAAGAGCCGTATTGTTCCGCATATTCGTTTTTGTAACGAGTATTCCAATAGTCGTCTTCTTGCTCAAAATTGAATATGTAATTCTTTGCTGAAAAGTTAATTGTCGGAGTTACTTTGATTTCTTTTTTCTTATCAACCAAATAAGTCCAATCCAAAGCGTATCCGCTCGGATTATAAAAGTCAAGTAATGGCTCAATTTCGAGAATGCTTGGATCGTCAACATTCGGCTTGATGTATAAATTAAATGCTGTTATTATTCCCTTTAAAAATTGGTCGCAAGTCATATCCGGCAAGAATACATTCAAGAAAATTGTTCCGCCTGGTGTGATTGATTGTTGAGATTTGATTACATCCAAAGATGCTCCCGTTTGTACTTGTAAATTCAAAGCGACTTGAGTATTCGATATTCCAAACAATTGAGGGAATGCCTCGAATTTTATTTCAAAAGTTAACTCGTCATTGATTAGCATATTCAATGTACGATTATAATCAAAAGAAACATCAAAAAGAGAATCTCCCGTAACTGCATCAATTCGTCCCGAGTAAATTATATCGGTTGCGATTGCAATCCCATTTTTATAGACAATCAATTTTAAATTATAATCAACATAAGAAATTCCAACTTGAGACCAAGCAAAATTTAAATTATGTTTTCCGTAATAATTAATATTAAATAATCCTTGAGAGCTCGCTTTAATCTTTAATGGCGCATTCGTCACCACTTGACCGATTGGATCACTTGTCACATCAATATCAACATTATCATAAAGCGTCATCGTTGGGAATAAAGCGGCGCCATTAGATGCAAATGTATTCACCGCTTGAGCAATAATAAACCCTCCGGAATTATTTCTTTCGTTTCCTCTAACGGAATCGTGTTCCGATTGCTCCTTTGATATCGAAGGCAATTGACCGCCATAAAATGCAACCAATAAACTTTTGAATAAATCGCTTTCAAAGAATTTTGAATCCCAAGTAATTCCGGCATATTTAAACATCTTATCCAATACCTCCCGAACATAAACTTGAGGAGGAATATTATCCACTCCAAAAGTATCCGGAGCGGGACGAGAATATCCATAATCAATAAGGCCGTAATAATATCCGTATCCATTTCCAAGCATTGTCGGAACTCCGTTTAAATCAACATAGCCATTCCAATTCTCATCAAGTTTGCTTGCGATTAATGGATGGTTGTATTCATCGAAATTTAATTCGTTGACTTTTAATTTAGTTAATCGAGCGACATAGTCAATCATATCGGATACGAGAGTAATCTCGAAAGTCCAAACGCCTCCAATCAATTTACATTCCATCAATTGAGCAATGCCGTTAAATTCAAGCAATCCATTTTGATAGTAGCGAGCGACCGCCTTGATGCTTGGATCAAAGTCTACAAATTCGGAAACAACATCGGAAATCTTTTCGGTTGTCGTAACTAAAAAAACCGTGTTCATTAATTCGTGATTCCTTCGTGTTCCTGGAATTGTAATTGTTTTCGAATTGTTTCCTTTCCTTGAATTCAAATCTCGAATGTCCGAGATATTAAAGGTCAATGGAAATGGGAGAGACTCGTTTAAATCGACAAGCCTATCGTTGATGTATAGTTCTCCGACCATTTAATTAAGTTGAGAATTGTAAGTATAAGTCTTTTGTAATTGAACGAGTTCTTGGATTAATCCGTCCTTTCTCCGTTGCTTTAAATCATAGTTTGCATTCACTACATTAACCGGCTCGAATGCATTCCCTTGCTCAAGATAAACCTTTGGAGATTCGTATAATTCCCGAACGAGCCAATGTTGAATTTCCTCCGTGATCCAATCGGAGTTGAGAGTCATAATGTCCTCGGCTCTTTTTGAATAGGTAACTTTCTCTCCCTGGTATAATGGGAAAGTATAATTCGTTTCTTTCCAAACTCCTCTCTCTCTTTCATATACGCCACCGGTTACGGCCGTCGATTCGGTTGATACAAGTGTAAAAGTAAATGCATCCCATACTCCGAACTTATTCAACCAATGGAGACGATGAGTCTCGTATCGATGACATTCAGTATCAAGATAAATTCGGAACGATTCACTCGCTCCATTATAAATCCCTCCTCCCGTTGCTCGACAAGATACTTCATAATAGAATGAATTTTGAAAATCAATCAATGTGATTATTGAATTTGCTATAATCGTTTGAGGAGATGCATCGACTACAATCACCTTTCCCAATGTCAATCCAATTGTATCACTTGCGACAAGCGTACCGGTTGCATCATATAAACGAATACGAACATCGACCGATGTGTCATCCGTTATAAATCCGAGGAATGTATTCTCGTAAAGTCCACAAAAGAACTTGCGACTCCTCGGCCACGATGTCAAGAACTCAACTCCAGGAGTCAAAGAATTATCCGTTGAAACATTATACTTGTTATAATCCCAAGCAATAAATTCGGGATGTCTCAACGCTCCGTTGAAAACAAATGATTTATCACTTGATGCATTATTAACCGGAACGGCTGGGTCACCAAATTTCTCATAAACAATAATCGAGGCATCAACAACGGCCTCGGAATAATTCGTCGTTAATGTTCCGTCAACCAAAAGCGAACTCATTAGATATGACCTAATCGATTCGCTCGCATTGAACTTCGCCAAGATATTGAATTGAGGGAATACTTGATGAGTCGAATGGAGATTTCCGGCCAAGTATAACTCAACGATAAACGAGAAATTAATTTGTCCCGTTTGGTCGGAGTCAAATGTCCATACAACGGGATTCGTTGCAGGAGTAAATTTTTGAGGATTTTGGTAAATTGTTATTGCCATTGTTTAGTATCTTTTTCAAAATTAATAGTGAACATCAATCCGGTCACTTCGGCTAAGTCTTTTGCAATTCCATCGAGAGTCTTCTCGGAAAGAACATTCTCAATTATATTCTTTGGTTTAATACCGTGCTGTTTAATCGAATAGGCAACCGCAAAAGCGTGCGACATATCGAATCCTTTCCATTCTTGAATCGCCTTCGCCATTCGATAAGATACTTCAGGATATTTAAAACTATATGCGCTCCCGTGATTCGTAGTTCCGACTGCATTAACTCCTTCATCCTGGAATTTAAAATAGTCATCCGCTTGTATCTCAAATGTCAACGCTCCATTAGGGACATATACCACGCTTGATGCAAGTCCTCCCGTATTGTTTGCATTCGTTTTAATGTACTCCCTTAAATCGGCCGTGACTTTATTCCCAACATCAAGGAGAAATTTCTCATAAACATTTTGAGGCTGTTCGGCCTCGCTTGTTGAGATTCCAAAAGTGTCAAGAAAATCAAAGTCATTAGCCATTGAGTAATATGCGTTTTTGTTCGTTTAATAGTTTAAGATAGTTCATCCAAAACAAACTCTTTACATAAGGTTGTCTTGTAATCTCTTCCAAACCTTTTCCCATCTCTTTGGATAGTTGATGGATAATAGTCGTCCAAATATACCACTCGGAGTCTTTGACAACTCCTCGAGTTCCATCCTCTTCATCATCAACCTCGCCGTCTGTATCCCCAATATAGCGACGCTCCGCGTCTCGTAATCGCGCAAAAAAAAACCAAAGAAATTCAAGAACTCTTCTCCAGGGAAATTCTCTTTAAATATTTTCATGCGATCACTCGTCGGATTGACAACGCGACCTCTCTCGTCTTCGTGACAATAATCTTTCCCCTCTTCAATGTAACAAATGGCTACGGCTTGCGATGGATTCTCGGAGATGTCTTCAATAAGTTTTAAGTCAATGATTTGACCTGTTGAGATAAATCGGAAATCCTTCTCGAATATGTAAGTCACTCCGTCAATCTTTACCTTTCCGCTCGGCTCTTTATATTCGTAACTCGCAAACATCTCAATCAGTGAACGAGACGCATCTTGGATGTCGTCAATATTCCCCTTCTTAATCTTGCTAATCGGAACGCCTGAAAAGATGGAAAGCAATTGACATTGGAATTCAAGCAATCGAACGATGCTGTCATCCTTTCGATTCTTAATCGCGTCGGAGATCAATAACCATTTAGCTAATTGTTCCGGCTTGCAATCGTCAATCCTTGTTGGTAGTGTTAAGTTTATCATTGTTATATTTATTAGCTATTGAATAAGCGTGTTCCAACATTGCGAGATGTCGATGGAAATTCATCCTATCATTGAAAACAATTCGGACAACCTTGCCCGTCTTCTCTTTGATATACGCCTCAACTATTCTCATCTTTAAATCCATCATAATCGTATCACATTATAAACGCCTCGCTTTTTATAGTTCTTTAGACTATGATAAGCTAATGACAAAGATATCACTCCGTCATCGTGCAATCCACTTGGCGCGCTGTATTGGACACTCCTTGTATTCGGGTTGTAAATATAGGTAAAAGATTCCAACTCATCAATCAACCAAGTTTCATTTAATAACTTAATCGCTCGTTGTTCGAATGCAATCGCCAGGTCTTCAATGATGACCGGCTTTGATTTGCTTGTCGTAGTGAATGGATGGATCAATGAGCGACATCGTTCTCGGAGCATCTCAAAGAATACATCCCCCTGGTTATTCACTTCGACCAAAGTAACTGCATTGAACTTCTTAATTTGTTCGGCAACCTTATCAATGATCCGACTCCATTCATCGTGACGCCATCTCTCGATATGAATCATTTGACCTTTGTCATTGAGGATAGTCAAAACTGAATAGTCATCCGCTCGGCCGATATCGAGACCGGCATACGCTTTGGATGTTCGCTCACCTTGGCCGATACATTCACGAACTCCCTTGAATAATCCGGACGCGTTGTCCACAAACTCGGCAAGGTATTCTTGTCTAAAGATGTGATCAGGGAGGGAACGCTTTCTCTCATCCAATTCTCGAGAGTCAATCATTGGATTATCATAGGATGTAAAATGAAAGTAACAATATCTCTCGTCATAGTTCGGCATCATACAAAGCCGATGAAAGTGATTCTTGCCTTTGGGAGTTGAGATGAATATCACCTTCTTTCCTTTGACCATTGTCGTAGCCGAAAGAACTTCATCCCATAACTCGGGACGAGT